CAGTGTCGCGGCGGCAGGCGACCCAGGAGGAGTTGTTGCTTGCCAGGATCCACGAGGTCGGGTCGCCCTCGGAGTCCAGTATTGCGCCCGCGACGATGACGGGGTCGATCCCATCGCCACCCTTGCTCACGTGGGTCGCGGTGTAAACCCCGACTGCATATGTTCCCGGGTAGAGGACCATCTTCTCCTTGCGGTATTCCCCTTTACCTGTTTCGACTGAGTTGGTCTCAATAACTCGCTCTCCGCCGACCCAGAGGGTCGCCGACTCATCACTCGAAAGGTAGAACTCGACCAACCGCTTCTGTCCGGTGATCGTCAGCCAGGCCCGGAAGAACTTGCTCTCCGTCTCGGAGGTCGCTCCGCTAGCAGAGATCCATTCGGCGCCGGACGCACTTGGCCAGAAGGGCGGATAGGTGGTCCGACCGGTTTGATAGCAACGATCCCAGGGCTCGTCTGGATCCGTCGCCGGATTGTAGGCCGAGCTCATCCAGCCGATGCCCCGCTCTCTCCCGGCTCGCCGCGGCATTGCTCCCTTTACGTATTCGGGCAATAGGACAGTTTCCTCAGCCCATTGTTCGAAGAGTCCGGTCCCCTCGAAGTCGAAGGTCCGAAAGCCACCCTTGTGACTGTACTGATGGCGCATCGCGTAGGCCGGACCCTTGAACCACGTCGCCCCGTTATCTGTGGAGAGATGAACCAGGAGCGAGCAGTCCCAGGCCTGCAACGCGTCCACGTCGCTCATCAGTGCCGTGTAGGAGATGTCCCCGCCGCCGCCGACTGCCTCGCTGAACTGGAGGTCCGAAACAGGGAGGAAGCCGCGAGGGTTGACCCCCCGGTTGTCCCGGACTTCTAGGCGCGCGATCACCCTTCACCACCCGGTGGCAGGTCGACCAGGACGGTGATGGTGAGCGTGCTGACCTCGGAGACGTTCAGGCTGAACCCAGGATCAACGAGGATCTTGTCGGCGGGCGGCAAGTGAGGGTTGACCGCGCGCAGCCGCTCGTAGACCGCTCCGCCGCGCTCGCGGTTGGTGTGAGTCACGCCCGTCATGGGCGCGACCGGCTTGGGGTCGTCAGAGACCCACTCTGGGCCATAGAGCTTCGCTGGGGTGGTCATGACCATGCTCCGCTGAGTTGCTGCCAGATCAGGACGGCTCGGACCTGCTGACGGAAGTCAAAGTTCCAGACAACCTCGACGGCGTTGGTCATAACCGCTTGACAGGACTCGCTGACCTGAACTCCGTTGACGGTCAGCGTGCGAGTGAGAGTCACCTGCGTCCCCTCGAAGGCTTGCAGGGCCCGCAACTGGCCCATAGCAACGTCCTGTTCCCGACTGGTCATAATCACTGGCACGTCGAACTGGTACGTCCCCTTGGGGCCCTTCTGGTAGATCGCTCCGGCGGTCCAGTCTTGCTCGATGATGTCAGCCTTGGTCGGGGCGTTGCTCAGCAGCCCTTCGGCGTTGGTTATGTTCGCCCAAGTCCGGATATCGGTCCCATCGATATAGAGGCTCTCGAAGCAGACGGGTAGAGGCATCTAGACCACTCCAGCCGAGTATCGGGCGACGCGCATTGCCATGGCTACGCTGCTCGACGACCGTTCGGGCAGCGGGTTATTGATATTGATCGTCGGATTGAAGTTCGGTCGGCTAGCAGCCGCCGAACCATTGAGCAGCGTTCCGATCGCGCTCGTCTGCTTGGCCTCCAGCCCGGCCAGGATCCCGGCGGCGACGGATGCTCCGAGGACGTGAACCCGGTAATAGACGTCATGGTCCTTGTCGAGGGTGTCCAGGATCAGCTTGGTCGAGCTGACGTTGGTTACCTTGGTCTTGTACTCGACCGTCCGGTCTCGCCCGAGGTCGTCGAGGTCGTCGTCGGTATCGTCGAAGTTTGTGATCTCGGTCGCATAGGGGACGTTCCTAGCGCGAGCGAGGGTCGCCAGCGATGCCTCGTTGCCGAACCACCCGAAGACCTTGACGCTGAGTGTGGTGGTCAGCGGCTTCTGGAGGGCGGCTAGATCCGCCCTGGCGGTGTCCACTCCGGCCACCGGAGCCAGGGTCATTGCGATCGGCGTCTGACTCATGGTCGCGACGTCGGCCTTGGCTGTATCCAGCGCGGTCGTATCGACCACCACCGTGAGGGTCTGATCCTCGGCGCCGGGGAGATCCATGGAGCCGAACTGGAGCTTGTTCAGTCTCTCTTGCGCGGCCCTGGCCATCTCGGGCTCGCCCGCCTTTCTGGCCAAGTTGATTTCCCGGCGCGCCTCCTCTATCTCCTTCTGAGACGTGCTGCCCTTCCACTTGATCCCGCCGAACTCCCAACCACCGGCGAGGTCGATCTTGGCCTCGTCCAACTTGGCCTGGAGCTCCTCGACCTCGTCCATTGCCGGGCCGAGGTCAGTGCTATTGATGATCTCCTGGACCGTCTCGGCGTAGCGCGCCTGGCCCTCGAGGGAGTCCATGGTCAGGCCCTCGGCCTCTACGGCGGCCGCAGCCTGACGCTCGACGGACGAAACGATCGCGTCGGTCTGCCGCTCGACGTCGCGCGCCTGCCGCTCGATATCCCGGTTGCGCTGCTCTCGAGTCTCGCCCTTGCGCAGCGGCTCAGTCTTAAGCTCGTTCAGTTTGTCCTGAGCGTCGGCCTGTGTGTCGACGGAGTCGGCGACCGACCTGGCCGCCTCCCGCGATGCTGCCTGCGCGTCGTTGAGGGCGAGGGTTGCATTGACCGCGTTCGTACTCGCGTCGGCCACCGCTTGCACCGCCTCGGCCGCTAGGCGGGCGTTCTGCTCCTGGGTGTACTGAGCCGCCGCCGCTTCACTGACGGCGTTTGCATACTCCTGCTGACTTGGGATCCCGCTGGCAATGATGTCGGTCAGCGACTTGTTCGCCACGCTCGCCCTATAGGCGGCCGCTTCGGTCGGCGCGAGTGAGTCGGCGTAAGCCTCCTGAGCCTTGCGCCCCTCCTCCGTTGCAAGGTTTGCCGTCTGCTGCGCGATCGTCCCGTCGCCCAAGACGTCCAGGAGATTCTCTGAGGCGATTATCTGAGCCTCGGTTGCAGTCTCGCTCTCCAGGATCGCCTCGGCCTGGTTCCTGATGGTCCCAGTCAGATCCCACATTGCCATGGTGGTCTTGTCGGCGTTGTTCATCCAAGGACCGAATATGTCAGTCCCCTCGAGGAACGTGGACCACACGCTGTCCGTATCGCGCAATTCCTGCGCCTGATCCCGCAGCGACTTTGTGACCACGTCGCTGCGGGTCACGAATGCATTTATGTTCTTGGTTCGCTCGATCTCTCCGACCACAGCCGAAATGACAGCAACGAGCGCCAGCAATGGACCGGCGCTAGCCGATAGCGATACCAGGCTCGCAGTAAGCGCCTGGACGGAGAACGTGGACCTAGTCAGTAGTCCTGGCAGTCCCACAAGTGCAGCAGCGAATCCCGACATGGCATTGCTTGCCATTAGCGCCTTGAAGGCAACCTGCAGTCCTCGGGCCGCTCCAACCACCAGGAGCATCTCCACGGGGATGTTCTTGAGGACGCCGAGCAATGGCACGAGCAGGTTGGTCACGTCGGCGACCACCGGGGCCAACTGACGACCGAGGGCGAACTGGGCGTCCTTGGCTGCGCTGGCCAAGCCCTGCATCGCCCGGTTGTACTCCATGGCAGCCTGGACGTCGTCGGTCCCGAAGATCTGCGCGGTAGAGATCCCCTCCAGGGCTTCCTTTACCGAGATCCCCGAGTTGACCAAGCTCATCAACTGCTTGGCGCCCTCCTCGCCGAAGAACTTGAACATCAGTCGGTTGCGCTCAGTCGCGTCGGGGATGTCCTGCAAGACCTCGAGGAAGTTGACCGCAGTCCCGATCCAGTCGATCAGCCCGTCGGCGTTCTTGGCAATGGTGACGCCGAGCGCCTCGAGGTTCTTGCCGCCCTCGCCGGAGGCCTGCTGGAGGTCGGCGAAGATCTCAGTCAGCGCGCTCAGGTCCAACCCATAGCGACCGGCTAGCGCTCCGAACCGACTTGCGTCCTCCACGCTGGCATTGGTCGCCGCCGAGAGCTGATTGGCGGCTATAGCGGCGTCCGCGTAGGCGCCCGCCGTCCGGTCAAGGAACTCGACCAACCCTGTCCCAACCAGGGCCGCGGCGGCTCCGGCTAGACCGGCCTTCAGCGTGCCAGACGAGACGCCGATGGTCTTCGACATCTTGTCGAAGGCTGAGTCCGTCTTAGCTGCTTGCTTCTCCAGTTGACCGAGCGGGGCGACCGCGCCCTGAGTTTCAGCGCTGATCAGCAACTTGATCAGGTTGGTGAAAATCATAATGAACCCACCAACGCTAAGGTAAGATGGCCACCATGCATTGCATCATCTGGACCGGGCCGACTCGCAACGAGCTGCCTGTCACCTATGCTCGAGCGGCCCGACGGAAGGGCTCTTCCACCTACCCGCAGCGGTCGGCCTACCTCTCCATACCAGGAAACGAGCTGGCCCCGTGGGAACGCGTTTCTACAATCTGTGATAACCGATTGTGCATTGCGCCCGAGCACATTGTTCGCTGCGGCACGATCGAGTACTTCTGGCTGAACGTGTGGTTCCAAGAGCCCGATGCATGCTGGCCGTGGCTTATGGGTCTGGGCGCAAACGGTTATGGGCAGTACGTCATGCGTGGCCAAGGGACACTGCGCGCCCACCGTGTCGCGTGGGAGAGTGCCGTCGGCCCGATCCCTGACGGACTGTCCATAGACCACCTGTGCAGGAATAGGGGATGCCAGAACCCAGCTCATATGGAGCCTGTGACGCCTGCGGAGAACACGCGCAGAGGAACAAGTAACACGGGACCGGTATGTCGTAATGGGCACCCTAAAGAGGCGCCTGGTGCGAGGTGTCTGGTCTGCCAGAAGGCTGCGATTGATCGGTACAAGGCCAAGGTCGCCAGCGGCGACCACGTCCCTAGGCAGAGCAAGGCGTTCTGCATCAATGGGCACGCGAAGGATGGGCCGGGGGGCTGTAAAGTTTGCCAACGGGAGGCGACCCGCCGCTGGCAGGCACGAAAACGTCTGGCTCTCTAACATGCGGTCACCTCCTCCTACGCTCGAACTCCTTGGCTAACCGATTTTCCTCTCGGAGAATGGTGAAGACGTCTCCGAGGCGCTGCTTTCTTGTATCGGTCGGGAGCCACCCTTGACGGGTCGCCCACGCGAGGAGCTGCGGCCAGTCTTTGCGCGGCTCCGGGCCGAAGGGTCCACCTCCTCAGGAGGCCCCTCGTCCTCGTCGGCGTAATAGACGAACGACGTCTTCAGCGTCTTGAGGGTGACCTTCTTGAGCTCCTCTACCACCTCCTTCTCGGAGGCCCCCTGGCGCAGCATCGCGACGGCGAGGAACGCCTTCGCGACGCTGACCTCGCGGTAAGGATTCGCAGTCGACCAAGGCGTCCCTGTGGACTTCTCGACCTCAGCCAAGTCCTCAAGCAGGAAGTCGTCGCTGCTGAATTCCTGCCCCTGCCACTTGATAATCCAGCTCACTTCATTGCCTTTGTGATTGCCCTCTGGATCTCGGCGTCGTAAACCGCGCCGGTCTTGCCTCTGGTCCTCAGGTAAGCCTTCTCAAATGGACGCTTACCTCGCGTGCCAGGATGAATAGCGGAGGCCGCGAAGCCGCCGTTAGCAAACCGCAGCGCCCGCCGTTGAGTCGCCCGTCCACGTCCACGTCGCCGCCGCGGACGGATCTCGTGAGGCTCCGTATCGCGTTCGATCAGGTGAGCCGGACCAGTCGCACGAATGATCGCCGTCGGATTGCGTTCGCCTCTGACGTCATACCGGGCGCCGATCTTGGCTCCCCTGCCGCCGACTCCGCTCATCCGCGAGTCAGAGCCGACCGCCAGCTTGACCTCCTGTCGCATCGCCGTGGTGACCAGGAGAGCGCCCTTACGCACGCCTCGAGTCTGCGCCCAATGCAGTTCCTTCGGCAGACTCGAGGCGAACTTGGCGACGTCACCCAGCGTCGTCATGCTCATCGGGCTCAGCCGTCGATCGGCGTGCCGACCACACTCAGGGTCACGTCGAACGTCAGGGCGCTGCCAGCGGTGCCACCGAACGGGATGTCACCAACCGGCTTGGCCTTGCCCGTGCGAGTTGAAACCACTCCGGGCGCCTTGCCGAGGCTAAGCACGAAGTCGATCTCATTGCCCGGCGCCGGGGTGATATAGGCGGTGTGCAGCAGGTCGGCCACGGCGTCGATTGCGCCGTAGTCCTGGAATCCGCCGAGGTTCAACTCGTACTTCGGCGTCGAGAAGGTCTCGGTGCCACAGAAGGTTGTTACGTCTTCGGTGGTGGGGTTGTCAACCAGCTCCGCCTTGGAGAGTTGACATTCGACCATCACTGGGGCCAGCGGACCGGTCGGCCCGTCAACGTCCAGGGAGAGGGTGAGGTCTTTCAGGAGGTAAGCCATTTCATTTGCTCCTTACTTCAGGCCAGCACTTGTGTGCTGATTACGTAAGCCGGGTAATCGATCCCTTGCGACGAGATAGTGCTCGGGTTTGCGGTTAGCAGCCTCGTGAAGTTCACGACGTTGCCGAGGGTGGTGTTCTCGGAGAGCACGTCGCCGATGGCTTCGACGATCCGGTAGAGCTCCAACTGGGCATGGGCGTCCTGATTGCGTGACACCGCTACCGCGATCGGGAACTCCCACACGAACGCGCAGAAGGTCCGGTCGGGTGTGTCCCAGTTCATGGATGCCTGCTGGACGACGATGCCCGGCGGCAGGAACGTGTCCGGGGCATAGGCGTGGACGCGAACGCCAGGGATCACTGACAGAGCGGCTGCCAGCGCCTCGGCGATATCGGTCCCATTGGCCATCAGGCAACTCCCTCAACCCGAGAACGGCGGAGGTATTCGGCGGCGGCGATTAGTCGATCAGGGTCATCACCGAAGGAACCGAGACCCGTGTTGCATTTCAGACACAGGATTCCGCGCACGGCCGAGGTGGCATGGTCGTGGTCAATATGCGCCTCGCGCCCGCCGAGTGACTCAAGGGGTAGAGAACAGATCGCGCAGGCGAAACCTTGAGCCACGAGCAACGCATTAGCCTCAGCCTCGGTGATGCCGTAGCGACTCTGGATGCGGGAATCTCGACTCTTCTTTGTTCGTCTGCCAGGATTCTTGGCATTCCAATCGCGCATGTAGGCGGCTTGACGCAGGCGAAACTCCTCCTGCGATTCCCTCGCCTTCCTCGTGGCCACCCTCGCCTGATCCCGACAATCATCACAATAAAGACGATTATGTGGTCGGGCTGGTGCCGTAAACACAGATGAGCAGAATTGACACGTCCTCTCAACCTGCTTCCAGTTTCCAGCTTGGCGCCTGCGCCGGGCCCCAGGGGTTCGACAGTCATCGCAATACTTGCGAAGGCCCGATCCCTTCCCCTCGACCACAAACTCATTTCCACAATCAATACAGATCACTGCAACGGGGCCGACGCGACGAGGCTCTCTCGCACGCCTGCCATCCTCGGTCCTGCATGGGGTGCAGAAAACCTGCCATCTAGCGATGCTTGTCGGCACGAGAAATTCATCATTACAATTGGTGCAGGTTCTCTTCATCATGCCTCCAATCTTACGCTAGATGTTGCATAACTAGGCAAAGGTGACCGGCCGAAACGTGCCCTCCAGGGCGGCGATATCCCGGTCGAAGCCAGCGACTCTGGCTGGGCCGAAGTCACCGAACCCCACCAGGCCGTCAGGAGAGTTCCTACGGGCCAGCCAGCGGGCCACCCGCATGTTGATGGCCAGCTGTAGGTCCGGGGGCCAGTAGGTGGCTCCCTGCTCGTCTACGGGGAAGTGCAGGTGCCGGCGCTGCCACTCAGTGCTGGCGTCGAGGCTGACCTGCATCGCCACGTCGTCCAGGGTGTCAGCGGATGGGAGGCGCAGCCACGCCTTGACTTCGTCCAGCGTCGGCTCCCCGGGGATGACCCCGTTGAGCCTGGGAACCTCCGCATTGGGAATGCTGGCCATGGCTACGCCTCCTCTCGCTTACGGGGTACCGAGTCCGGTGAGCTTGACGAACGCGCCCGGGTCGGCGATCAGGCCCGCCACGTACTGGTACACGGCGATCTGCAGGCCCAGGAGTTCGGGCTCCACGGCGCGGAGCATGCCGTCAGGGCTGGTGTAGAACTCCGCGTACGTGGCGTCGCCGAGCACGCAGGTCTGGTTCGGCCAGGCGGCGTCGACCACGAGGGGCACGCCGAGAACCGAGCCGGCCACAGAGCCTGGTGAGGTGGATCCGACCGAGTTGGCCGGTGCTCCCGCTGAGAACAGCGGTCGCCCCGTCGAGTCGAGCAGACCACCGAGCTGGGCCCACACGTCGGGGGAGACCCAGAGCGTGGACGGCGGCTGACCTGTTGCGGCGATCACCATGGACGAGGCCAGGTAGAAGTCGGCCACGAACGTTGCCGGCGTGGACGGGATGGCTGCGGTGACGGCGGTATTGAAGTCGACCACGTAGCCCGCGTTGGTCTCGATCGCGATCTGCGTGAGCATGTCCTCGATAACCAGGTCGAGGATGCTCGGCTCGGACCAGTCGATGTCCTGCTGCGAGATATTCAACACGCCACCGACGGTCTTCTTCGGGACGCTGATCGAATCGATGGTCATTTTCTGGCTGAGCAGCGGCTGCTTCTCTCCGGTCTGCTCGCCCACCAGGGTGTGCTGGGTGACCCGGGGCCGGTCGAAGCTCTTGCCCTTGGCTGGCATCACCTTGTTGTTGACCGAGTTGATCGTCGGGCGCCGGCGCTCCAGGATGCCCAGCAGCGGCCCCACGACGGGCGTGGGGATGATGCCCGGGTTGTCACTGGTGGTCTGGTGGGCCATCACCCGCTGGAGCCGCTTGGCGACGTCCCTGTCGGTCTTGGCGAAGTGCTGCGCCTGGATCCACAGGCCCGGCGTTGGGAACTCCTCGCGGAGCAGCCGGTTAGCTGCCTCGCGGGTAAGGGTTTCCGTTTCCCGGTTGTCATCCGAGGTGGCGCGGTCGACCTTCTGTGCGAGGGTCGCAGCGCTGGCCTTGCGGAGTTCGAGATCCGAGTAGATCTGGATCTGGGGATCCAGCTCGCGGATCTTGGTGGCGTTCGCCTCGACGATCGCGGTCTCCGCGTCCTCGAGATCCCGCTCGTCGGTGGCTGCCCTGGTGAGCAGGTCATCGATGGTGGTCTGCGCACGCTCACGATCGGTGCGCAGCTTGGTAAGAAATTGCTCGCTCATTTTGTGCCTCCTGGGGTCACGGTTCGACGCCCCCTCTGCGGGGACGGATCTCGTTGACGCAACCAGAGGCTTCGTGTCGCAGCGCGCGTCCTAGGGAGCGGGCCGGGGCGATTCGACTCAGTCGGGTCGATCTTTAGTTGTGGTGCGAGACGACCATAACTCGTCTCGGCGGTTCCTGTCCTCGATTTCTGAAACTAGTTGCGAGGCCTGAACCTGCTGATATCGACGAGGTCGGGGAACTGTCGAGCCATCCGCTCGAGCTGGGCGAACTGCGGCGGCTCGGGGATCGGCTCGGGCTCGGCCTCCCTGACGGCGAGGACGCCCGCGCCCGCGTAGGCGCCGACGGGGACCAGACTGATCTCCTCGAGGAGGGCGCGAGTCCGAGTCACCACCCTCTGACCGTTGCGCGTGATGGTCCGATTGCCGTCATGGAGCGGGACGAACCCGACGCTTGCTCCGTCGAGCATCGAGTCGCTGACGAGGTCGAGGATGTGGTCGCCGACGCTGCCACGGGAGACGCGCATCTCCGCGTGGAGGTATGAGGCTTCCTCGCGAATCAGCACACCGCGGCCGAGCGTGCCCTTGGCGCTGTCGTCGTGCCGGAACAGCAGTGCGACGCGGTGTGGGGCCCTTGTCGCGCTGTCGAAGGCCCCTCTAGCGAACGCCTCGTAATAGGGCCCGTCGCCGTCGTCGACCAGCGCCTCGGCGTTGAAGGGGACGGCGGCCAGGATGATCGTCCGGCCATCACCCAGCCGGGCATCCTCCAGTGCGAACTCACGATGCAGGGTGGTCATGACTTCTCCTTATCGAAGCGCTTGTGGCAGGTGGCGCATCTTGGTTCGTACCGCCAGATATCCAGCGAGTACGTGACCGGGCTCCCGGTGTCGCGGGCTGCCGCCGTTATTGCATCGGGATCGGTGTGGTCGTAAGACCAGTGAGCCGCCGCCGCGCCGCAATTCACGCAGGGCAAATCGCGCGCCACGCCGCGCAGGGCCCGGATCTTTCGATGCACTGCCTCGTACGTATCATTCTCTGGGTAATAGTGGTCATAGCAGAGACCGCGCGCCAGGGGGGGATTCGTGCAGCCGTCGGTGGTGCACTCGGTGTACTTTCCGCGCGGCTCATAGACGGTCTTCAGCGGATCTCCGTGCCGCTGGAAGATCGTCATATGCTTAGTACAATAACCGAGGCCCCGGATCTTTTCAGGGCACCCATCCACGAGGCACTGTTTGTGAAGCCCCCGCTGGTTCTTGCGGATCAGTGGGTCGCCATGCCTGCGCCACGCGCCGTAGTGGCTCTGGCACCAGCCGCGTGCGAACCCCTTGTGCGGACACCCCTCGATTGAACATGTACTCTCGCCCATGGCGGGCACCTCCCTGAAGGTGGTCGTCAGACGCCCGCCGAGTTGCATCTCGGTGGGCGTCACCATTGTATCGATCATGACGCTTCCTCGTCAGCAGGATCTGGAACCAGCGTCAATTGCTCTGGAGTCGGCGCAGGCTTCGGCTTCTGCTTGGGCAGCGGATCGCGGTGCTCCAGTTCCCTCACCTCTTCGTGCGACAAGATTCCTCTGCCATCAGGATCCATATTCGCAATCCGCGCGTTGATCTCATAAGTCTCGTACCGTTCTTTTGTACTTCCGCGCAAGAAACTGTCAAATACCCACCGCGCTTTTTGACCGCGAGGCAGTAGGTCTGAGAAGAACCTTTCGATTCGGGTCGCAAACGGCATAACGCCTAAATCGATCAGGTCCCGACGTTCGCTTTCAATGGTGCTGTAGGTCATGCTGCTGACCTCAAGGTTGAAATAGCGCGCCGGGATCCCGGTCATCAGGCTCACGTCCTTGGTCGCCTGACTCCACATCAGGTCGAGCTGAGCGGCCTCGGGCGAGAATGCCAATGACTCGATCTCGGCGCCGTTTAGGACCGCCGGTTCGCGCTTGCCCCGGAACTGCTGCATCCAGCCAGCCTTAAGCTCGGAGGCCTCGGCGAAAGTCTGGTCTGGGTCGTCGGTCTTGATCACAATCGACGGGACTGCCGAGTCGGAGAACGTCGACTTGGCATACTCCTGGATCGTCCGGCTCATCGCCAGCCCTCGGTCGCCGAAAGTCTCCAGCAAGCCTATCCCCCGGTCGTGGCCGGGCTTGGTCATCCAGACGGTCCGCTCGACCTCGTCGGGCGGGAGGTCGCTGCCCTGGTACTTATAGCGGAGCCGACCGTTGACTCGGCGGACGTCGATCTCGCCGGCGTTTAGGACCAGGATCTGATCCACCCGACCGTCGACCGTCAGGTTGGTATCAGTGATTGCATAGACCTCGCCGTAGACGAATAGGTCGTGAACCATACGCATCAAGGTCGCGGACCGATCCCAGTCCTGCTCCGGCTTCTCGATCAGCCGCGGCTCCTCGAGTCGCTCCGTGTCCCCGCGATAGACGTGCAGCGGCATGCTGCCGAGGATCCCGCCGACCAACGTGATTGCGCGCCAGAGGGCGGTGATCGACAGGGCGTCGGCGGCGCCGGTGATCATCGATGGGTCATTGACCCAAGACCAGCTCGGCAGCAGCGTGCTGACGTTGAAACTCTGAAACCCGGCGGGGGTCGGCTCGTAACCAACCTCCGGCGGGAGGTGAACCTGAACCACGTCGGCTCGCTTGAGCTTCTTGCTCGGCTTCTTCTTGGACTTGGCCATGGCCTACCAGACTTTCGCTCGAGCTCGGGGCGGCGGGGTGTGAGTGACCTGCCAGGCCGCGAGCGTGGCAGCGACGAGCGGGGCGATGCTGCCCGCGCTCTTGGTTCTCCCCCAGGCCCAGCCGGCGTCGCCGATCATTCGCTTCACCGCCGACTCCACGGCTATATCGAGCGCCGGGTCGCCTCGATGCTGGATCGTGCCCTCCGTCAGCCCGACCATGAACGCGTCGCAGGCGGTGATCATGGAGGCGGTATTCATGGTCGTCGCGGTCGCCCCGAGCGCGTCGGCGATCATTGCCGCCGGTCCGATCGGGTCGATGCAGATTCCTAGGTGTGGATTACGGCTAGCGATCTCCTTCATCCGACCAGCAACCCAGCCGACGCCGGCAGCCTGCTCGACCACCTCGAGGCGGACCACTCCGTCGACCAGCGCCGCTGCCACGATCGCGCTGGTAGACCGGTCGGCTGCTACGTCCAACCCGAAGGCGACCTTGGACTGCCTCGGGATCCCCTCCGGCTCGCGGGCTGCCTCCCAGACGACCGCCGGGATCGCTCGGGTCACCGAGGTCACTCGCTGGTTGCAGAACGCCCTTGCAAAGTCCTCGGGGCTCATTATATTCAGTTGGTCACGGAGGAACGACTCTGGGACCAGGACGTCCAGCGCCGGGTGAGCGGCTCGCCAGGTTGCTGGATCGTCGGCTGGCCCGTCGGCTCCCCAATGCCAGGCTGCCATCCCGGTGCCAGTATCAAGCTCGGCGGCCCGCTCGCCCTTGGTCACCCATTCGGCCCACCACGTGGACCGCAGGTCACCGGCGGCGCTGCTCACCACCAGCATCGCGTCCTGTCGAGTCGCGAGCGTTGGGAGCAGCCCGACCTCGATCATCCGGCCGGTCTCCTGGTCGATCCCCCATGCCTCGTCCCAGACCAGGAAGTCGGTCGAGCGACCATGTCCGGTCTTTCGCATCGGCGGGAGGAAACGGGCCTTGCCCCGGGTATCGAGGTTGGTGATCGTCTCTGAGCCGGTTCCTCGGTAAACCGTAAACTTGCCCCGCAGCACTGGACTGTCCTCGATCGCGTCAGCCAGCTCGCGGAACAGCTCGATCGCGTCCCGACCCTGCTGCGCGACGTAAGCGCTGATCGACCGGCGACCGCGAAGCATACGTAGCAGCATCATTGCGACCAGCAACTGCGTCTTGCCCGCGCGCCTCGGGACGCTCAGGACCGCCGTGCCATATGCCAGCCGACCGTCGGGGAGGCGCTCGGTCAGGACTGCTCCGACCTCTTGCTGCCATGGGAGCAGGGGCGCCCCCAATGCCTCGGAGATTGCCATGAGGGCCGCCAGGTCGTTGGGCCGCTCCGGGCGCCTCCGCGTCCCCCAAGCGGGGGCCACGAACGTCCGGTGGTCGGCGAGGGCGGTCACCCGCTGCCCCTCACGTTGGTCAACAGCGCTGCATAGGGATCATCGGTCGCGTCCTCCGGCTGGACCTGCGCCCGCAGGTCGGTCAGGCATAGGCGCAGTTGGAGCGCAAGCTTGGAGGTATCGGCCCCCGGCTGGAGGGCGTCGAGGTCGCTAGCGAGCCTCACCGCGAGGGCGATCAGGGCTGGATCGGAGGCGCCGATCTTGTCGATCGTGCTCTGGACGCCCATCAGGACTGGACCCACTGTCACCACCGCCGACTCGCGGTCCGAATATAGGGGCGCTGATGAGCCAGCATCCCTCCCTCGAGAGCTGAATGCCGGGCACACTCGGCGCGCAGGTTCTCCGGGGTCGCTTGGCCGCCCATGAAGTCCGGGACAATATGACCGCAGACCGTCGCCGGGTCACCACACTGCAAACCGGTGACTGGATCCACGATCTGGCAGCGGTGACCATCCCGCTCCAAGATCGCCCTGCGCAGCGTCTTCCAATATTGCGAGGCGTAAAGCGACTTGCTGTCTCTAACGGTCACTCGACCTCCTTCGGACGCAATCCGTTCTAAGTTAGCGCCGATCCCCTGCATTGTCCCTCGTAATCGTCTGGATCGGGCCCGAATGCCAGAAGGCGGAGGGGTAGAGGTCCGTCGGCGCACTCAAAGAAACGGGGCTCCTCCCCCCCGAAACTGTCGCAGACGTGAACCACCCGAACCATATCCCCCCGACTGTGGCATGGGTCATACACCCGTCCAGGTCTCCCTGATCCGAACCTTGACCGTGAGTGTGTTGGAGTCGGTGAGCCGGTCGTACTCCTCGGACACCTCGAAGGGACCGACCTGCTCCCAGCCGGAGCGCAGCGTGTGCTCGAGCTGCCGCTGGATCCGTTCGGCGACCAGCTCGTAGAGCTCCATCGGAGCGTCGACCGGCAGGTCCAGCCTGGCTGCCCATAGTTGGGTGGGCACAGGAGCCGCTGTGCGGTGCTCCCGGTAGTCCATTGCCCCCTCGTCCCAGTTGGGGTACTCCCGGGGCTCCCAGGCGATCGTCGGCGCTCCTGGGCGGGTCACGAGTCCTGCAGGTGACTCAGTAGTCCAGCGGTGTCCTGCTCGTCCCAGTCAACGGGCGTCTCTATGCTGATCGTTGCTACCAGATCTCCTGCGTCGAGGATCAGGCTGACCTGAGGATCGACCTCGAGTCCCATCTGGGTCATCAGGATCATCTCCGCCAGTACTCGGTCCTTGAGTCCCTCGGGCAAGGCGTCTTCGTCGATGTCTCTACCGAGCGGCCATTGGAGTCGTAGGAGCGTCACTGTCGACCTCCTTGCCTATTCACCATAGGGTCTTCTTGACTCGCTTACGTTTCGCGTCCAACTGTCTCCTTGGAGCCCAGGGTGGGTAAGACCCTCCATGCTTGCTTGCTGGAGCCGACCAGTTTGCTATTACGACTCCGCTCCATAGTTGGTTCGCACTGAAGGCTTGGCACGCCAATAGGACTGGGCAGCCCCGGCATGGCTTATGACTCTTCTTGTGTGAGCGGGGTGGTTCCAACCATGGGTCTTTGTCCTCGGCGGTCTGACATAGCCCGCCTTCGGGAGGCGGATTCACCACCTCGAACGTCCATGGATTCACCGTCATTGGATCCTCACGTTGCGAACTGTAGTCCCGTTGCGGATTAGGTCAAGTGTCGCCGCTCCCTGTTGGCGGGATTCCGCTAGTACATAGAACAGCCGGCTTCGCTAGGTTCCAGTTGGTTCTAGGGTTTGTGGACCCTTAGGATCCTTAGGTCCCTTAGGTACTGGCGAAACCCCGCCAACAGGGAGCCGGTCAATCGGGGGCGATTCAGCAAGTAATGGCGGAATCCCTCCAACAGGAGATGGGACCGTCCACCATGACTCCTTGGGCCACCCACGGGTCTCAATGGTCCAGTCAAGGATGCTGGCCTGTTTCTCCACCTGCTCTCGGCCATACCCCTCGACTCGCGCTGCAGCCAACACGTCCTTCCTGCGCATGCTCTGCCGGCTGACTCCATACGCGAGCAGCCAGCGACGACACTCTCGACGGGCAATCTCCCGAGGGCCGTAGACCTCTTCACGGGTCCACACCTTCGGGTCATCTACTCCCAGCGCCATCCCATTGGTTATTGTGCGCATTATCTGTGGAGTGGATTCGGGGTCAGGATTTGCAACTGCTGCGTTCACTAATCCTGATCGGATTGCTCCTGTTAGTTCGCTGTCTGATCTGAGGCCGCCTATCATCTTTCCTAGACTGACCGATTTACGGAACAGCACACCGTTCCGGCTCCCGTTAGGTGCCGTAGCAATTGCCCGCTGGGCAGCCTTCATTGCCCTGCCGACCGTCCGCTTCGCGTAGGGGGTGGACTCCCAGCGAGCGGGTTGGATCTCACTGGTCCGAATCCAGTGGACCAGTGGGAAGGTCTCGTCTGGACCAACTTGCGCATCCAGTTGGTCCGCGACGACCACGTAAGGCTGTCCGTTGCGAATCGTGGGCGGTGTGAATACATTGGTGCCAGTTGCTAGCACCTCCAGCCCAGGCCAGCCCTCGAATGCTGGCCTACCACGGATCGCATGCTTGGTGGGGAGGGCGGGGTGGTGGCGCACGTAGAAGTGTGCACCGCCCGAGGGCGTCTCAACCTCGGCGAGGATGGGTATGCCTAATTCGGCGAGTAGGCAGCGGACCTCGTTCACGTTCGCGCCGTTCTTCACGTCCACGTCCACGACCGACAGCACGCCACCGAGGACGGCGTGGACCTCCACACCTGCCCGCCACGACGCGAGCCGAGCAGCATTCCCGGCTGCGGTCAACGTGGGCCAGCCATGGGGCCAGCCGATGAACAGTGGGACTCCGAGCGCGTCTAACCGCGCAAGGAAGTCCATTAGGACAGCGCCTGCCACATTGCTTTCGCGCACTCGGCATGCATCCACTGAGGCGTCTCCGCTGCAAGCGGAGCGCCCCCGGGCAGTCGGCGTACCGCCGACTTGCCTTGCACGACTTCGTCGAGCAAGGCAATCGACTGGCCTTCATCGATCGGGTCACCACACCAGCCGCACGCCTGCACGGCGAAGGCTGCGTGGACGGTCGGACTGATGCGGCTCACAGGACCCGCCACATCGGATCGATGTCGTTGCGAGGGTAGGCGTGGTGCCGACGGGAACGAGCCGTGAGGGTGGTGTCGGACTTGTACTGCGTGAAGGCGACCTCAAACTCGTGGCCTGCCTCGCAGTAGCCCTCGATGATCCACGACTCACCCAATCGCCTCGTCCAGCTCTCGCCGCGCGTCCGACGAGTGCCGGTCAGGTGGATGGAGCGGAATCCGCAGGTCGGACAGTGCAGGCAATCGTCGGAGACGTCCAGCGTGTCTCGGGAGCCGTCCTTGCGGTTATCGCGAAGGACGGGGAGGGTGCTACCAACCAAGCCGTGCGACTCTCCCACCTCGCGGGCGATAGCATCGGCGCCGACCAATCCGCAGTTGGCACACTCCCACCGGACTTGTCGGCTGCCGTTAGCGAAGATCACCACCCCGAACCGACCGTCAGGCTGTAGAGCATGTGGATTCGTGTACCAGTTGTGCGTGTCCCAACAGACGAACTTGGAATTGGGGGCAGTGCGCAGATCGTCAAGCAAACCCATAACAGGCGTCCTTAGGTTTTAGTTACACGCGGGCACGTGTGGGAGGGACATTACCAGTCGCCGGAGACGAGGGGGTATACTTCCCGCAGGTTCCTCCTAGCTTTTAGTTGGAACACGCGGGCAGCGTGAGAGGCCTCCGGTGACCAACCGGGGGCCTCTCCTCTTGAGCCCCACGAGGCGCTGGGTCGACGCCGCTGGCCGAGGCTGCGGGCATTGCCCCTAGGACCGCGCGGCAGCATCTAGCGGCCCTCGTCGCGCGTGGTGTAGCGGTCCAGCAGCCGACGTTCCCCGCGAGCTTCCGCTGGGTCGGCGGGGACGCCGACTACGAGGCCGACCTCGAGGCGGCGGCGTTTGCTCTGGCCTAGAACAGGGCGCTCTGCGGGTCCTCTACCGCGGTCAGGCAATGCGGCGAGATCCACAGCCGGTCCCGATGCATTTGTGAGACGCCGGTCCCGCCGATGTTCCCGTAGCCGCCGCGGAGGAAGCCGGCCTTGAACCACTCCTCTACCCGCCAACCCTTGGCCTCCAGCTCGTCATGCTCGCCGTCGAATCCGGCGAGGACGATCCGGAGCTTGGGATCGTCTCCGTTGGCCAAGCACCACTCCCGGACCCGATCCGAGAGCCCGGCTTCGTCGTGGAGGTAAGCGTCGGCCTGACGTTCGCCGACGTCATACGGCGGGTCTAGGAAGACCCCGGCCGGACCGGCCCCCTGACGCACAGGAAGGGTGTAGAGCGTGCCAGTAGTGGCAAGCCGGGACCAATCCCCGTTCAGGACCCTTACGTGCCTTAGACGGGCGGACAGGTAGTCGAACCAGTCGCGTAGACCGGGCATGGTCATTGGATGCCAGTCGGTTCCGTCGTCTACTCCCGGCTCGCGGAGTTGGGAGTTGGTCAACCCTTGACCGTCACCCGTCAGAGGCATGACCCCCCGGCTCACCCCCGGCTCGCGGAGTTGGGGGTTGGTCACGCCTTTACCGCCGCCGGTCAGAGGAGGGAGTCCCCGGCTCACTCCCGGCTCGCGGAGATCGCCGTGGGCCACTCCCTTGCCCTGGTTGCCGAGATGCATGATCCCCCGGCTCACTCCCGGCTCGCGGAGTTGTGGGGTTGCTACACCCATCCCTTCGTTGCCGATGTGAGGGACCTTCCGGCTCACTCCTGGCCGACCGCGTTTACGTAGTCGGCCTGTCTCGTCTGGCCACCAAGGACCGTTCTCCCCGAATCCGCCGATCTGCAGGCAAACGCTCCACGCCCACCAACCGGCCATCAGCGGGTTATGAAAGGAGGGGTCACCCATTAGGTGCTCTAACTCCTCGTCTCGCCTCCACTTGAGGACAGCGCAAGCCCGAGCATGCTTGTCGGCTTCGGTCACCGGGTAGGAGGCCGCTTCAGCAGTCTCCTGAGGGGACAGTTGCACTGACCGGAAGAAGTTTACTAACAAGCCGTCGGCGTCGTTGACCGTCTCCGAGTAGTACGTCCTATTCGCGAGGTGAGGGCGGTGGAGTAGGACCGCCCCCGACCCGAAGAACGGCTCCACGTAGTGCGGGACGTCGCCGAGGGCGGCCCAGACGTTCGGAGCCGCGTGTCGCTTTCCTCCCGGCCACGGGAACGGGGTCTTCCTTGGGTCGCTGATTCCTGGTGAAGCCTTCAACGCGGCTTACTCCAATCTTGAGTTGCGTCGGCTGCGACCTCGAGGCGGCGGCGTTTGTTATGGCGGGGCTAGACGACTGCCGGGGTTGTAGGCATGGTCTTTATTGCGCCCGCCTTGATCGCCGCCGGGATCGACCCATAGGTCGTCAACCAGTCGATGATCGTCTTGGCGGTAGTCGCGTCAAAGGTCCGGCTGGCGATCCGAGCTTTCTCTGCGTTCTGCTTACGCTCCTCTGCCATCTTGGCGACGTCGTCTGGGTGGAGGTGTCGGATCGTGGTCCGCCGGTGCTTGCCTGCGGTAACGACGATGTCGAGGAACTCGTCGGCGTCCATAGTCAACTGTCCGGTCGCCAGCTCGGTGAGGTGGTCTGTAGTCCGACGCGAGGCGGTGGAGTTGACCTGCCTCCAGAGGTGCTCGTGGACGATCGCCTGAATGGTCGCCCGGTCAAGGTGGATCGATCCGCGGGCAATTCCGTCGTCCAGGAGCGAGTCCCAGAGCTCGTGGGCGGCCTTGAGATTATTCTCCTCGATCAGGGTCGCCTCGACTGCGTCGAAGAAGATCTCCTCGACGAATCGGGTAATCGGGGTGGGGACGGGACTCACTGATGCTCCTCTAAATAGTCGGCGATGGAAATAAGGTGCTGCCCGGCCGCGCGGATCGTTGCGGGATTGACGGCCATGAACGAGGGCGGCGGGTCCGCCTTTAGCCCCTCGATCGTGTCGGCGATGTTGTTGGGGTGAGCCGCCGTGCCCGCGTTGTTCATAGAGCTCAGGAGGGCGTCCCTGAGCTTCTTGATCCACTCTCGGTGGTCGGCCTCGACCTTGGCCGCGCCGGTGAGCGGCGGCTCGGGGACCCGGGGGTGTCGAGGCGCTCGGTCCTCGGCCTTGGGTGTCACTGCCGCGGTGATGGCCGCCGCGGTGACCGGACCTGCCGCGGCCACCTGTTGCAGTACCTCGGCTGCGCGCTCAGGACCCTCGGTCTTAACGATGGTCCCGAGCGCTCGCGCCTGACCCTCGTTCTCGACCGCCGGAGTGTCACCAATTGGTGACAAAGCAGCGACCACCTCGGCGCCCGCTATCAGGTCGTAGGCCCGCTTCCTGCTCATCCCCCAGTTGACCTCGCAATACTCCTCGAAGGTGGCGTGCCGCTGCCGGTAGAGCCGACGGTCTCGAATCGCGGCCAGCGCGGTTCCCACCTCGACGAAGGTGGCCAGACCGTGGGCGACGACAGCCTCCAGCTCCGCGAAGTCGTCGGCATCGCCGTCCGACCAGAGGGTGAGGGCGCTCACAGGTCGCCCCCCTCATCCTCGGCGGTGAACGCCTCCCGGAGCATGTCGATGCGCCTGACCCGCTCCACCAGCACCGCGGCCTGCTGTAGCCGCCACGCCTCCGCCTGCTCCGCCTCGGTCATCACTTCCACCCCGCCTCGGGCGTGCCCTCGAGCAGCGCCTCGACCATGCCCAGGAAGTCCTCGTCGCCGCCGACCCAACGAAAGACCGGCGGTCTGGTCGGCTGCCGGTCCACCCTGCCGTCCGACTCGAGGAACGTGATCCACCGTCGGGTGGTCCGCTCGTTGACCCCGGACAGCCGTGCCAGCGACGGGATCGTTGCTTGCCTCACTGTTTGCAGCGCCCGGATTACCCGAGCGCCCTCCCTGGTTAGGTTGACCGGCTCTACCGCCGGCTCTGCGTTTATCATAAATGCTCCTACTTGCCAGTTGGTAATCTGACTGAACCCTTGCGCTCGCTATGGTACCAGCCCGCCCTCGGCCTGTCCGTCACCGCCCCGAGCAACCTCGAGCGACTCAATGTCAGCCAGCGCCTCCTGGGCTGCTCTCACCACGAGCTGCGTCCCGCAGAATCGGTACTGCGGCGGGTGCGTGTAGACCCGGGCCACCACCCCCTGGTCCATCAGTCGGACCAGGACTTTCCTTGTGGTCCGACCAATCACTCCAGCCCGCTTTGCGATCGCGGTGGAGGTACCGGCCTGGGCGGCGACTGCAATGGTCACCTTCGCTTGCTGTTCTGTGGTCCATTCGTGGAGGGTCATGGTCCGAGTATAGGACCAACTGGCCCGGGTGGTATGCTGTTCCTATGACCCCCTGGATCGAGTCGGAGTGGACGCTGGTCCGCTTCCTCAGCAACGGCGACGATCCGTCGCGTCTCGCCGAGGAGTTCATGGTCGCCCTCGAGTCGCTGGGCGCGCGGAACTTGGAGATGAATCTGAGTGTCATGAACGACTATCAATTCGGGGCCGAGCCGAACCGGCTGACCATCAATGCTTACGGCATCCACGATCGGTCCTGGGGTCACCTGGAGATCGCCGTCCTGACCGACCTAACCAACGGGCTCGGTCACCTGACTGAGGTCCGGTCCCGCTGGACCAGCGGTTTCGGGGACGTATGGTTTCCCGGTCTACCCCGGGTCGGCGCTATGCTCAGTTAAGCCGGTCAGCCGCCCGGAGCCGTCTTCGAACGCATACCGGCTCCGGCCCGCTGGCCGGCGCTCGCGTTTAGACTGTCGAGGCCGACCTCGGGATCAAACAACGACTCGTACCCGCTGCCTGGGGTCGGCCCTAAATTCTCAGCAGCCGAACGAGCGCTCTGGCGAGGGCAACCAGTAGGTCGTCCACCCGGCGACGCACGTCACTCGTCCTTGTCCCTGTCCACGATCAGCAGCGTCAGCCAGGCGCCCATCATTAGCGCGCCGAGGCTCAGCAATGCCCAACCGCCGCCCTCAGCGCCCGCCTGTGCCACGCGGATGGCGCCGCCGGTAATCAGTAGGGTCGCTGCGGCAGGAGGGCCCAGGAGGCGCAGGAGGGTCATCACTTCGCCACCGCTGCTCCCAGCTCGTGCAGCGCCGCCTTGAGCGTCCCAAAGATCCGGACCTGCCCGTCAGCCAGTGCTACGAAACACCGCCCGTCAGAGAGCTCCACAGCGTCTCCCAGCGGCACGTCAGGCCCCGGGCTCCCGGCGCTGTCGGGCGAGGGGATCAGGGTGAGAGGCGGCGCGCCGACGAATTTCATCGCTCCTCAACCCAAATCGACTTCTACGACGCCGCTGGTCGGGATGCAGTACGCCAGCGCCCTCGCCACGTTCGTCGCTCCCTGCTGGGCCACGACGTCGCAGTTGAGGGTCCTTGCGCCCGTTGACCTCACGTAGAGGACGAAGGGAGCCTGATCCGAGCCGTCGCGCGCGATGCCGATCTTGCCCAGCAACTCGGCGACGATCTGTCCCTGCTGGTCGAGCCAGATATGGCCGATGTAACCGACACCGGCCTCCTCTCTGACAATCGCGTGGCCGGATACGATCTGGCAGGCAACCCCTGACACCATGATCACGGACAGGCTGAACGTGACGCCCCGGTTGTATGCCAAAGATGCGATCGAGTACGCCTCGTTCGGGCCGACGTTGACCGTCGCGCTCGCGCCGGTTGTCGGCGCAGGCGGCAGCGCCTCTGGCACCCACGCGCCACCCGTGAAGGTCAGCACATCCCCCTCGGTGCCGTCAGGCAGCGTGGTGCCACCGCCGGACTGCTCCAGTACGCCGACCCGCATCTGCGTCTCGTTGAGCCGGTCGTTGATATCGCCCACCGCGAGTGAGGTCAGTTCCACCTCGGCGGGCAGGTTGATGCTGCCATTCCAGCCTGCGGGCGGGGGCAGCGGTTGCGGCTGCTCAGACATCACACGTCCACCCCCCCGTACATGTCGCCGCCGTTCGCCTCGAAGTTGGCCATCGCCATGTCTCCGTTCCTGTTGGTCATCTCGATGCTGATGTCGCAGGTCACCGCCTTCGCGGCGCGGATGCACAGCGCGTACTGGTTGTTCACCCACCCAATGCCCAGCCGGTTGAACGCCGGGGTACCGTCCTTGCAGTTGGCAGCCACGCCGATCCGACCCAAGCCCGCGCCGCCGATGTTCTGGGCCGAGGTGCTGCCGCTGATCGCATGCACGAAGTCCCCGTTCGCGACCGCCGTGACCGAGAACCGGCAGCCACCGCCCCAGTTGCCGTGGTATCCGATCACGTACCACTGACCAGAGACAACGGCGACCCCTGTCCTGTTCTTACCTGCCCACACCCGCTTGCCGCCCTGCACGAACCCGGCTGAGTCCACATACGCCCACTGTGTGCCGTTGCTGGCGTTGGCACGGAAGCCGACCTTGGTACTCGCGAAAAGGGAAGTCTCGCCAGACTCCACGCCGATGCCAAACCCGGTGGTGGTATCGCCGTAGGTGATGATCTTGGGGCCAATGGCATTCGGGGACAGGTGCAGGGTGTTGGCAGGGGTCCACTGCGAACTCGCGGCATCCCAGGCCAACGGCTGGTTGTCTACGGGTGCCGTGGTGCTGAGGTCAACGTCCGTCAGGTCGTCCAGATTGGACGCCCCAGACAGGGCGGTCCAGACCCCTGTGGC